AGTTCTATGTTACGTTTTGTTATCGTTTCCAATTTAGCATTGGCTTCCGCTAACTGAAGTTCATAAACTTCTTTATGTTTTCCTTCTTCTTGAAGTCTTTTTATTTCAGCTTCTTTCTCTTTTTGTTCATACTCAGCAGCTTTCTTTAACGCATTGTCTCTTTCGCTGTACGCTTTATCGAGTTTTTCTTTGATTGGTTTAAGAGCTTCTTGGATCTTCGTGTCCATATCATCCACAGGAGAATTGGTAGCAGTAGTATCCGGAGTAATATTATCAGTTTCTTTTTCTTCGACATTTTCGGTCATTTTATGTTTCCTTTGAGTACAACTCAGTGTTATAAAGTGAATACAATTCACTCTATAGGATATTTGTTTTTAGTATTTAGGGTTAATTTAACGGGTTCTATAATCCCTTAAGATAATTATCTATTAGTATATTTCTAAGGGATAGATAATAGACTGATTAACTAAAGGGATTAAATAGAGGGGGACCGCTTTAGGGTTAATTTAACGGGGTCTCTGTAAAGAACCTGTGCATTATCATTTGTGTTTTGCTCCACATACAGTGCATGTGAACCCTTTCTTCTGATCTGGATTCATCACTCTCATTCCATTGCCATGAAGTTTATCCTGATTAGGGTGCTGACATGTACATCTTTTAATTTCTGCGTTCATATTTTAGCCTATACCGTAAAATCCCCAATCATCCTCAAATTTAGTAGGATCGGGGATATCGCTCATTACATCTTTCTTTGTTAAGATGTCCGCTTCTGTTAATGTTTTACCACCGACAACTGATTTACCAGCAACTGGAATTAATCCTTTGTCAATAGCTTCTTCTAAATATTTATCATATAATTCTTTTGGAAAACCTCTAGCTAACATTTCATCTAAAGTAACCTTGACAGGGTTCTTATCTAGTACGTTCGCATATAGCTTTCTTATACCCTTCCGGGCCTCCAACATATCGGCTGCATTGGCGAAAAACGCATCGTGAATGGTGCTTGTGGCAATCTTATTGTCTCGTCCCCATAGATGGAAATTCTTGACCAACGTAGCATCGTTTGAGTGATTCCCGTTAACGGCATATGCTGTTCGTGCTTTAGTTGCGTCTGCAATGTCATTTATCTTTCCTTCAGCATTTACTACTTGTTCCCACCAAGTGGCTTCTGTTTTCTGTTGCACTTGAACTAAATTATTAACCCAATTACCATCTTTATCTTTATAGACTAATCTTTCTTCAAATGACTGGGTGAAGTTTTGCTCAATAACTTTTCCATCAAAATTAACCCATGGGACATTAGTCCAAGACTTGGGCAGTTTATTAGCATAAAATATTTCAAAACCTTTAGAGATATTTAATTTTTCTATAGGCTCTATTTTAAATACTTTAAATCCAGTTCTACGATCTTTTGGGCCTTTTACACCATAAATAAGATCAGCCAAGGTTCCGTCAGGTTTCCAACCATCAAATCTCTTTAAAAACTTTTCAGACAAAGCTTCTCCAGGCCTTAATCCTAATATTTCACTAACTCTATCAGGTAATACATAACCCTTTTTACGGGTACCTAATATACTAGTAGCGCCTATAGATTTCCAATCTAATGCAGCTTGTGAAGGCTTAGCATTAGTTAAATAATCTTCAGCTAGCCTACCAAAGAATTTAGTAAAATCTTTAAGAATAGGAACCTGCTCACCTAAATGTTCAGACATTAATTTAGCAATAGCTTGGAAGTCTTTTGGAGTGACAACCATATCATATGAACGTGTCATCTTTTCTACTAGGTCTTTAGTAGCTGGATCAAGGAAGTATAATTGTTCCATTATCTCATCACCAGGGTCTAGTCCCTTATTAAAGATGTCTTTTACATTTTCTCTTAATTGCTTAAGTTCTGCAGTTGTTTCAGGATCAAACTTTTCATATCTTGCTGCACGTGCCGATATTTCATTTAATACTTTGTCCCTATCACTAGCTCTAACTACTAATGTAGGTGCAAATGTTTCAGGCTTTTTAGTGACATTAATCAATTCTTCTTGTAATGCTGAACTAAGATCTGCTATAGTCTTTTCTGTGTTTGCAGTAGCAGGTGTAAATCCTGCATCTTCTAAAGCCATTTCAGCAGCTTGTTTATTTGTCTTTAAATTATAAACACTCGCTTCATCTTTAATGATAGTGTCTTCACCAAACCTGTTTGACTTTAAAATACGTTTTTGAGCTTCTAATAATTTAAAGGCTCTTGAATCGGAAGGGACATTTAAAGATTTTAAATGCTCATCTAAAAATTCACCGAGTTCTTCAACAACTTGCATAGCAATATATTTCTTAGTATCGCCTTTTGAGCGCTGTTCAAATTTAGCTTTATTTTCAGCTATCTTTTCTTTAGAAAATTTTTCACCAGTCTTATGATCAAATGTTTTATATGTAGCACGCTCTTTTCTTTCATCTGTTAATTCAATATCAGAAGTATGTAGCCATTTAAACGTATTTTTTAATTCTGCAGGAGACAACTGACCTTTCATAGCCTTTGAAATTAACTCACCTTGCGATTTGATAATCTCATCTACTGTACCTACATAATTAGGATCTGTTTTATTATCAACACCTAATACTCTTAACAATCCTGCAGAATCTTGACGCTCGGATAATAAACCTTCTGTTACTTTTGTTTCAACAGGTTTTGCAGGTTTCTTTTCCAATACTTTTGCAAGTTTACCTTCAACATTAAGAATTCCAGTTCTTTCTCCAGCGCCATAGAATGTTCAATTCATATAGGAATACCCAGCATCACCACGTTTTATACGTTTAGTGATGGTCGAATGATTAATGCCAATCACTCTACCCGCTTCACGGGTCGATTCAAAATTTCCAAAAGGTGTAATAACACCCTTTCTTAAATGGTGAGCGTTTCGCCCATCTGCTACATCTCCGATAACAATATTATCCTTCCAGTAATAGCCTTGGTGTAACATGCTCTTACTGCCAGCTTTTCTAGAGATGATAGCTTTAACAACACCATGCGCCTCAGCTGCAGCAGCTATTGTAGGAAATTCGCCTAAAGGTGTTACTACTGCTCTGGCTAACATAGAATTATCCCCGCTTACTGCGTCTTTCGCTAATTGGTACATTATGGGAGAGAGCTTTACACCACCACGTGTACACATTGTGGCATAAGCTATTTTTAAACCCTTAACTTCTGGATAAGCTTTCATTAATAGCCAATGCGATAATAAATGACATCTTGCATTCAAATATATCAAGTTGTCGTAATCATCGTAACCGCCCATACATTTAGGTAATATATGATGTCTTTCAAAATATCCATTTAATGGTTTTGAAACAGTACCGTAATTTTCTATTAAGTTTATATAATGTTTTTCATAATTCATTTTATTAATTCCTATATTGCTGTATATTACTATACAGATTAGACTATCTTTTACGTAAGCCCTTTAATTAAGTTAATACGTTACCGCGCTTCGAGCTTGGCATAAGCTCTACAGACTTCATAATCCGTTCTGGATCGTGTGTCTTAGTCGTTGCACCTTCAAAGATATTCCTATCTAAGCTTGGCTCAGGATTGCCCTTCTAAAAAGGGTTTCCCTGAATTCACGGTATTTATACATGGCAACATTCTACCATGTTCTGAGCTTTCGCAGCCTTGCGAAGGTCTTTCTCGTTTAACCCCAAACGTTCATTTAAAACTTTAAACCTAGGATCATTAAAAGTTGCAGCAGCAATTTCATCATATAACCTGCGTTTCTGATTTGTAGGTATGACATTAGATAACGAGGCTAACTGTTTGTTCTTCGTAGTTAACGCAATAATCTGAGCACCTGATGATGAAGCATCCTGTTCTAAAGCTAAAGCTGTTTTGTATGCATTCATAGAGCCGCCGGCTTTAAGATGATTATCTATCTTAGCAGCTTCCATAGCGAATCTCATGAACTTACCAAGTTCCTCACCTTCAACTAATTGCACCATGTCTGATTCTAGAATAGCACGTAAATCTGCAGGTTTACCTCTTAGCATCTTATTGCCAAGATCTACCATATCTGGCCACAATTTATCAGCAATCTTTTGGCGTCCAGTAAATGACAATGAATTATATCTACCTTCAAATACATCATTTAGACCACCCATAAAGGCGCCTATCTGATCTCTGAAGTTTCTATATCCATCTTCGCCAAGAACTTTTTCTACTTCAGTATTTAAGAAAGGTCTAAATGATTCTCCCGATTGCGGACTAATAAGGCCACGATCATAGACCCTAGCCCGATGATCGACAAAAGCATGATTACTGAAAGCGTAATCATTATTTCTAAGCCAATCCATAGATTTAAATCGTTCATATGCATCACCACGGGATGAAATATAGTGTTTGTATTCATTTAGATCATTATACTTTTTAGCAGCGCCTCTGTCATCTTCAAAGTATAATAATTTTTGTGTAAAGTCGTAAAAGTCATTATCAATTTTATACTTAGATTCAGATGCCCAATTTAACGCATCTGCCATATTTTTATCAACAAGTTCTTCAGGAAAATCTGAAAAACTATTTGTTGACGTAACAGGTATTCTTGTATCTTCTAAACCTAGGAGACCTCTGTCAATAAAATAAGTTTTATATCCCTCGCGAAAAACCAGTTTGTTCTTCTCTGTTGTTACGCCAACACGCAGGCCGACCTCCACTTTCCGTGTGAGCTGTGAATATTCTTGTATTCGAGGGTCTACAACTCTTATATTATATGACAGAGTGTCATAATAAGGGCCAAACAAAGAACCACTAAGTCTACTTTTCATTCTTCGCTTTTGAACACCATATGTTTCAACTTCAAAGAAATTATTAACATTTTTAGCTTCAAGCAGCTTCATACCTGTTTCATACCATTTACGTCTAGTACCGTTCATATTAGCAAGATTATATAAATCTCTTCCTAATGCAATAGCAAACTGGTCTCTATCAGGCATATCTGCCATACTTAGCCTGTGAGCAAACTTTAGATAAAATTGCTGTAATGCAGATTCAGTTAAACGTTCTTTACCGTTAGGCATTCTTTTTAATACTAAAGGAATTTTGTAATCAAATGTATTACGTAACTCTCTAGCTATTTTAGGTGCTACAGTGTCTTCCCAATTATTCTTATCACGAATGTTTTGAATAAAATTATCATGTAAGTCTTGTAATTGAGTTGGACCTAATACTGGATCGATATAATTATCTTGTTTGAGTTTCTTCAATACGTTGATATCACTACGTATCTGAGTTTCAATAGCATCAGAAACATTCATTACGTCAAATTTAATTTGACCTTGTACTACAGCTTTAAAATTATTCCACTGTTCACCATTATTTCTAAATCTAGTAAATAATATACGCAGGTTATCTACCACGACTGCCCTTTCATTAGACCCCATTTTCTCACTAAGTAATTCATTAAATTCCTTAATAAATTCCTTATCTTTAAGTTTTAGAACATTACTTTGTTCTGTCAATCTTAAGTTATTATTTAGTACGGACGGATTGGGTTGATATAGTCTTGTATCTTCGTATCGACCTGTGACAGGATTAAAAATGAGTTGATCTTCTGTTGGAAGACTATTAAGTACTCTTGCCTTGGCAGATTTCTTAGTATGAATAAGACCACCCCTATAATTAGTGAGTGATAATGTACCGTCTAATTCACCTGATTGCAGTAAATAATAATCTTTAAGTGTTTGTATAAGCTTAGTGTTGCCAATTAAATCATCAGGTGTCATGATTGGAAGTTGCATAGCATCAAGTTTAGCTTTAGCATTAGCAAACTTTTTTGTATCATTTGGCAGTGTATATGTGGGATCGGTCATCCGTCTTAATTCTTTAATCCCAATAGAATTACCTTCGGGGTTAGTGAACTGATCTAAGGTAAGCTGCCCGCTTTGGAACATACTGACTTTTTTATAATCCCCAAGATGCCTTAATTGTACATCTTGTGGCTGACGCTTTAGCCAATCATTGTATGATTCTCTAAGTGGTGTATTACCGTCATAAAAAGCCTTTTGAGCATCAGTTAAGTTCTCAATATTTCTACGTCTTACTTGTGCTACACTTTCTAGATC